AGCTGTCAAATGGCAACGTCATGTACCAGGAGCAGTTCGATGCGATCGCCCAGCTGCTCGAGCTGGACGCCATCACAGTGGTCAACCAGCGCACTGTGCGGGCGATGAAGGTCACACAGCACATCATGACCGGCGCTAGCATCATTGAAACGAACGACTGGGCCGGCAAATACATCCCGGTGATCCCGGTCTATGGCGATGAAGTCGTCATCGATGGCAAGCGGCACCTCAAGTCGATGATCCACGACGCCAAGGACGCGCAGCGCACTTACAACTTCTGGCGATCGACGGCTACCGAGGTAGCGTCGATGGCGCCAAAAGCACCATGGGTAGGCGCTGCAGGATCGTTCGCCACGGACGCAAATTGGCTCACGGCCAACACAGTCAATCATCCATACCTGGAATACGATCCTGTCGATAACGCACCACCGCCGCAGCGTATCCCGTTCACCGGTCCGGATGCGGCATCCATGCAGGAGGCGATGAACGCTTCCGACGACATGAAGTCTGTCATGGGGTTGTTCGATGCCTCTCTTGGCGCGCAGTCGAACGAGACGTCGGGCCGGGCCATTCTGGCGCGCCAACGTGAAGGCGACGTCAGTACGTTCAATTTCACCGACAACCAGAATCGCGCAATTCGCCACGCCGGCCGCATCCTCGCCGACTTGATTCCAAGGGTGTATTCGGTGGAACGCATCATTCGCGTCATCCATGAGGACGACACGAACGAGAACGTAAAGATCAACGCACCGACCAATCCCATACAGGCCCAGCAGCAGGCGACACAGGTCGGCCAGAAGCAAGGTATGACCGATGAGCAGCAGGGCATCACCCAGATATACGACCTGACCACCGGCGCTTATGACGTCACCTGCGAGAGCGGTCCGAGCTACACAACAAAACGTCAAGAAGCTGCCGAGCAGATGATCAGCTTCATGCAGGCCGTGCCTGGTGCTGGCGCGATCATCGGCCACCGGCTGGCCAAGGCGCTGGACTGGCCCGGTGCGATGGAAATTGCTGAAGACCTCAAGGCAATGCTGCCCCCGCAACTGCAAGGCCAGAACCCGCAAGTCGCGCAAATGCAGCAGTCGATGCAGCAAATGCAAGGTTTCATCCAGCAACTTCAACAGCAGCTGGCCGACGAGAAGCGTGACAAGTCGATCGAGAACCGCAAGCTCGACATCGACGGACACAAGGCCGATACGGATCGCATCAAGGCGCTGGGCGTGACCCTGCTGCCCGAGGTGGCCGCCTCAATGGGTCTGCAGGTGGCGCAATCGGCTGCGCAGGCACTGGGCGGGCCGGACGTGACTCCAGGCAGCCCGCAGCAGCCTCAGCAGATGCCGCAACAGCAGCCCGAGCAACAGGCCATGCCGATGCAACAGCCTGAGCAGCAGCAAGAAATGATGCAGCAACCGCCCGATATGGGCCAACCGATGTAATCAACCGCGGCTCGCCGCATAACAGGAGCTTCACCCATGGACGAACTGGAACAATCGGCTGAACTGCCGAATTCCGAAGCCGCGCACGATGCCGCTGCCGAGGATCACGAACAGGCAGCGGACAACGACAACCATGACGACCCGGACTCGCAAGAGCAACCAGAGGAAGACGAGGAAATCGAGATCGGCGGCAAAAAGGTCGCCATGCCAAAGAGCATCGCCGCTGAGATTAAGGCCGGCACGATGCGCAACGCCGACTACACGCAGAAGACCCAAGCGGTCGCTGCCGAGCGCAAAGCCGTTGAGGCCGAGCGTGAGCAGGTGCGTCAGCAGGCAGAGCAGTCCCAGCAGTACATCAAGGAGGTCGCCAAGGTTCACGCCCTGAATGACCAGCTGGAGCAGTACAAGGGGTTCGACTGGAATGCCCTCAGCGATGAGGACCCAGCCGGCGCGCAGAAGCTCCACTTCCAGTACCAGGCGCTGCAACAGCGCCGCAATGAAGCCGCCCAGGCGGTCGCGCAGAAACAGCACGAACATGCACTGAATGAGCAGCAGGCAACTGCCAAGCAAGTCCAGGAAGCGGAAGCGTATGTGCAGCGTGAAATCCCGGGCTGGACGAACGAGCGCGCAACGCAGATCAACGCGTATGCAAGCTCGATCGGCGTCAAGGTAGATCAGGGCTTCGCACGGATGATCGTGCAGAACCCGGCTCTGCTCAAGGTATTCGACGCCGCTGAGAAGTTCGACCAGCTCGTGAAGAAGCAGACCACGAAACCGAAGGGGCCGGCCGCACCGCCGGCGCCGGTGACCCGCGTCAGCGCGACCCGAGCGAGCGCCAAGCCCGACCCGGCAAAAATGAGCGACGCAGACTGGTTCAAGCAACGCGAAGAACAGCGCCGAAAACGCTGATCCGCACACACCCACATACGACCGCCCTTGAGGCGGTTTTTCAATTTCTGGAGCTACACAAATGCCAACCGCAAATATCATCCTCACACACCAAATGCTGGCCCGCGAAGCCGCCGCCATGCTGAGCGAAGAAATGAACTTCCTCTCCAACATCAACCGCGGCCGCGACGAAGAGTTCAAGTCGCAGCCAAACGGCTACACCAAGGGCGATTTTGTTGATATCGGCATCCCTCCGGTGCCTACCGTCTATGACGGTACCAACTTCGCCGGCGGCGGCGATGCACCGGATCAGAAGGAACAGAAAGTTCGCCTGCAGCTGAACACCCAGAAGCACGTGCCGCTGACCTTCACTGCCAAGGAAAAGGCACTGTCGATCAGCAACTTCAAAGAACGCTTCCTCAAGCCGGCGATGAACTCGCTGGGCTCGATCGTCCAAGCCGACCTGATCCAGCGCGGCGTGCTGGCCACCCCGAACGTCGTTGGCACGCCTGGCACGTTGCCGAACACCTTCAAGACCTACGGCCATGCTCGCAGCGCAATGGAGCGCTTCTTGGCACCAGGTGGTGATCGCACCGTTCTGCTCAGCTCCGATGCAAGCAACGAGCTGGCCGACGCGATCAAGAACCAGCAAAATCCGAGTGACACCGGCAACAAGGCGTTTAAGGAAGGTTACATCACTCGTGCGCAGAACTTCGACATGTACGAGAACCAGTCGCTGCCGGTGTTTGCCACCGGTACCGCGACCGGCTTCACCGTGGCGGGCGCAAATCAAACTGGCAACGTGCTGAACATCGGCGGCCTGACGGCTGGTCAAACCATCCTGCGCGGTACCGTATTCACGCTGCAAAACGTGTTTGCCGTACATCCGATCCTGGGCGTCTCGAATGGCAAGCTGCGCCAGTTTGTCGTTGTGGCTGACTTCACGGCTGCTGGCGCCACCGGCGCGATCAGCATCTTCCCGGAGCTGAAAGCTACCACCGCAGCTCAGGTGGGTACCGTTTCGGTGCTGCCGGCAAACGGCGCCTCCGCCTCCCTGGTTGGCGCTCCATCGACTGGCTATCGTCAGCAACTGGCATTCCACAAGGATGCCTTCACTGCCGCCTTCGCGCCACTTCCGGTGCTTGCATCGTGCGAGGGCTACACCGCAACCGTCGGTGGCTTCTCGGTGCGCGTGATGACCTTCGGCGACGGTAAAGCCGACATGGAATCGACGCGTATCGACGTGCTGTACGGCTTCGCCGCCGTGCGCCCGGACCACGCTGTCCGCATCACCGAGTAATCGGTCCTAAGCCACCCTGCCCCGCCCGCGCAAGCCGGCGGGGCTTTTCATTGGAGAACGACATGGAATTCATGGAATACCCGAAAGCCCTGTACCTAGCCGGCCAGCAGCTCGTGGTCGATAACATCGAGCAGGAAGAATCCGCCCGAGCCGATGGCTACGACGACTGGCACGCCGACCACGCGTGCACGAACGACGCTGACCCAGGCGAACCGGATGAACTCGATCGCGATGCGCTGAAAGCCCGCGCTACCGAGCTGGGCCTGTCCTTCGCTCGCAACATCAGTAACGAAAAACTGGCCGAACTCGTGGCCGCAGCCCAATAACAAGAGGACCGCTGAACATGAACTTCGCTGATCGCGTCAAAGAAACAACCACCTCGACCAGTGCGGCCGTCATCGTGCTCGGCGGTGCTGTTGCCAAATTCCGCAGCTTCGCATCGTCGCTAGCCGTCGGCGACACCGGTATCCCGGTTTCGATGGACGACGGCAACGGCAACTGGGAGAACGGCGAATATACGCTGACGAACGCCACGACGCTGACCCGCACCGCGATCTACGCAAGTTCCAATGGTGGAGCGCCGACCGTGTTCCTGGCTGGCGCGAAAGAAGTGTTTTGCACCTTGGCCAGTGAGACGCTCAATGGCCTGCGCGCAGGCATGCCAAGCATCGTGTACTCCGCAAGTACGCCGGTCAACACGGACGGAAAGCCGAACAATACGCTGTACTTCCAGACGACGCCGACTAACGGCATCATTAGCCTGTACATCAAGCTCGGTGGGGCTTATCAGCCGGTAGGCGCAGCGACGCCAATCGGGAATGCTGCTACTTCCGTCACCATGACGGGGCCGGTGAGTGGCGTTGCCGGACTCGCGTCGTCAAACTACTCCGTCGCGCTTTTCCCTGCCGGTAGCACAGCACCTGCCCCCATCGTTGTAACGCCGAGTGATGCCGGCGCCGGTGGAACGTTCTCGCCCAAATCTTTGTCATTGACCACGGTTTCACCATCGGGCGCCTTCACATACACGCCTGCCAGCGCCGGCACGAAGTCCATCAGCGTATCGAATAACAGCAGCCTGACGAACCCTGCGGCGCTCGCCTATACAGTGCAGGCGGCGAACCCGAATCCGACGATTACGATTGCGCCATCGAAGATGGCAGTCAGTACCGGTTCGCCATACACAGCTAATGACGTCGATGGCGCGCCTACTTACGCTTTCCCGAACGCGCAGGGGCAGATCCATTTCACGGCTGATACTGCGGTCGTGGGACAGAAATACGATGTCTACATGCTGTGGTCGCTTGCGGGCGCGCCGGGACTGCCATCGCCCGCCTCCGTGAAGTTCTACGGCGCTTATGAACCATGGACCGCATCGTCTACCCCTGTGTATGCGAACAAGGTAATCAACCTCGTCCCGCCTCAATCGGCCGGAGTTGTCGAGAGGTCGCAACTGCCGTTTTCGTTCACCCGCGAAGATGCCGGACGTATTTCGCACTTCAAGATTGGCCGCCAGCAGGACTCCGTGGGCGGCACGATGCGGATCCGAGGATTCGAGCTTGTTCCGACCCCTGCACTGGTTGAGGCAAGCATTTCGCCTGCCGGCAGCCTGTCGCCGACCAGCTTCAACACGCCGTACTCAGGCAACAAGGTGATCTCGCTGCTGTCGCTGTACACGCCGATCTGGACTACGGCCAACGCAGTCTATGTCGTCGCCCCCGTGACCATTGGCGGCGTGCAGCAATCGCGCTTGGCCAAACTGGACAAGAACACGTACCAGATGATCCAGGACGTTCAGCTGACCACCGGCACGCACGATACGACCATCGGTCATCGGGACGGCAGCGTGTGCGTGACGGATGACGGCAAGGTCATCGCTTACGGCGAGGCGCACCACACGTCGTGGCGCGGCGTGGCATCGCCGACCGAAGACATTTCGGCGCTTGCTGCAACAACCGCGCCTACCGGCCTTGACACGAATTGTTCGTACCGCCGCTTCTTCCGCAACCAGTTCGACGGCAGCATGTGGATGGGCGCGCGCGGCAATGGCTACTTGGCCGGCATCTACAAATGGAACGGCTCCACATTCGACCGCAAGGGTGCTGATTTCCTCGCTGGTAACGCGGCCTCGTATCTTGGCTCGTATGGTATGGAGATCGCCTTTGCAAGCGTCGACACGCTGTACGTTACGACGGAGTTCCTGCAGGGCGACGGGCCATTCACAATGTCGGGCTACCCGCGCCAGAACATCAGTCTGATCAAGTCGACAGACAGCGGAGTAACCTTCACGACCATGCGCGGCAAGGCGCTGAATCTCCCCTTGGTCAGCGGCACGGACGATAGCGACATCGCGTTCCCGAACAACAACTACAACCACAATTCCAGCGTGGCGCGCATCGCAATCGGCGCCGACGGCCAGCCGTTGCTGATCGCAAGCTGGCAGCACCCGGACGAGCCTTTCCGCAGCCTGTGGGTGGCCAAGTACAACACGAGCACGAACAAATGGGTGCGCACGCGCTTGATGGCTCACAACGGCGTGCAGGATGCCGGCACGCCACACGTGGCGTACCACAACGGCAAAGTCATCGTGACTGCGGCGACGACCGACGACAACGTGCCTGCCACTCTCGGCACGAATAACCAGTTGTACATCTTCACGAGCACCGATTCTGGCGCGTCGTGGAAGAAATACACGATCACACACCCAGTAGGCGCGTACAGCGGCGCGTACATCGACCCGGCAGCGCTTCGGCTGGACAACAAACTTCGCCTGCTCCCTGACTTTGAGGCGCAGCCTAATTCAGTGGTATGGGAACTGCCGATTCCGGCATAAAGCAAAGGAAACGAACATGCTCGGTTATTCCCCGCTGGGCGCGACTGCGCTCGGCTTCGTCATGCCTGTTGTGGTGGCGCCGGGCCCGGACCCGGAACTGCCCGATCCCGATCCCAATCCAGAACCAGAACCAGAGCCAGAGCCAGAGCCAGAGCCAGAAGTACCGGACGAGCGCAATTACGCGTGGCTCCAGGCCGAGGTGATCGACTGGCTGCACCGCAAGGACCAGAAGGCGAAGGTCCCCAAGTTCATCACGATGGCTGAAGCGCGCATCAACCGCATCGTGCAGGCGCGCGGCATGGAAGTCGAAACGGCACTCTCCTTCGCTGCTGGCATTGATGCTGTGCGCCTGCCGGCCGACTACGGCACTCCGATCGCGGCATGGGTCACGGATGGTACTGAGCAACGCAAGCTGACCGGCACCCTGCCCGAGCTGCTGCCGCGTGACGGCCAGCGCGGCGAACCGCGGTTCTGGGCGATCGATGGCTCTTACCTGATGCTCGACTGCCCGGTCGACCGTGCGCGCACGGTGACACTGCGCTATCGCGGCCAACTGCGCCTGTCGGACGCCAGCCCAAACAACAGCATCCTGACGAAATACCCGGACCTATACCTCTACGGCGCGCTGATGGAATCCGCCATGTTCATTCGGGACAGCGATTCGCTGGCAATGTGGTCGCCCATGTTCGACACGGCGGTCAAAGAACTGAATCGGAACGAAAGCCGCGCTCGAGCAATAGCGCCATTGCGCACCGAACTGGCTGGCCTACTTGGCGGCCGGCGCGGCAACTTTTACACGGAGTAAACATGCCACTTGAAGCGGCAACCTATATCTCGGAACTGGTTGCGACGAACCCAGCGCCTGGCGACCTGAAAGCGCAAGGCGACGACCATATCCGCATGGAAAAGCGCGTACTGAAAGCCGCGTTTGCCGGCATCCCAGGCGTGGTCTACATCACCGGCACTGACGGCGGCGCAGCCAACGCATACACCGTGGCGCCGGCGGACGTTGTCCCGGCCTATGGCCTGCGCATGTTGATCGCGTTCGCGCCGATCGTGGCCAACACCGATGCCTGCACGCTAGCCGTGGCCAGCCTCGGCGCAAAGGCGCTTGTAACGGCCTCGGGCGATCCTCTGGCGGCTGGCGACCTCCTCGCCGGCGTGCTCCAGGTAGCAATCTACGACGGCACGCAGTTTCGACTGCTGGCTGTCACAAAGGGATACGTCGATCGTGGTGACGCCGCGAACCTGGCATATACCAAGCAGGCCGAACAGAACCTGCGCAACTACATCGACAATCTCGTAGTCAGCGCGGTGTTACCGAACCAGACGCTCGGATTTATGCGCTCGGACGGCACGAATGCGGCATTTACGCGTACACACACCGGCTACGCACAGAACGAGGTGCGCGGCGCTGACATCGCTTCGGCGGCCACGATCAACTTGACGACGGCCACCGGCAACTTCGTGCACGTGACCGGTACGACCACGATCAGCGCGATCACGATCCCAGACGGTGCTGCGCGAGAAATCGTGTTCGACGGAGCGCTGACTTTGGTGCACGGCGCTGGACTGCGGTTGCAAGGCGGTACGAACATCGTCACCACGCAGGGAGACCGGGCATTCGTGCGCGGCGATGCGGCTGGCCCGTTTTTGATCTTCCAGCGCGTGAGCGGCCTGCCGGTGGTGGGTGGCGTGATCAGCAAAGAATATCGTTCGCCAGATCAAACCATTACCCCTGCTACAACAATCACGATGAGCCATGGGCTCGGCACGGCTCCGAAACTGGTGATGGCCTATCTGCGTTGCGTCACCGCATCCAGCGGCCTTCAGGTCGGCGATATTGCGCTCGCGCCTATGGACATCACGTCAAACGACGGCAACGGCACTAAAGGGTGCCGAGTAAGCGCGAATCAAACAACCATCATGGTTACGTTCGCGAACGGCAGTAGCGCTGGAGTGGGTGATGGCGAGCCGTTCCGAAACTACTCCCGTGCCAACTTCAGTTTCTTTATCGAGGCATTCGCATGATCACTAAACACTACGTAAATTCGGTCGGGATTTACTTGGGCGCGTTCGTCGGCGTTGAACCGCCAGATGGCGCAGTCGAAGTGCTCGACCAGCCAGCGCGAGGTAGCGACATCTGGGACGGCAAGCAGTTCAAGCCGGCACCGCCGACCGTTCCAGAGCGCGTCCCGATGCTGAGTGCGCATCTCGAGCTGCTCGCCGCAGGCTGGATGCCAGCGATCGACGCGGTGATCGAGCAGATGCCCGAGCCCGACCGCTCGATGGCGCGCGTGTGGCTCGACAGGGCGCTGACGATGGCGCGCAACCACCCGCTGGTGCAGGCCATCCCAACAGCGATTGGCAAGACCGAAGCCGAGGTCGACGCGCTGTTCATCCGCGCGGGTGCGCGCGATGACTAGGGTGCCTGTCCCCAATGCCGGCGCCATCGGGGTCATCAAGGATCTGGCGCAGCACGGCCTACCGCTGAACGCCTGGACCGATGCGAAAAACATGCGCTTTCGTAAGCGCTCCGCGATCCAGTTCTTCGGCCACGGCCCGAGCTACGACAAGCCTGTGGTGGTGCCATACCACGTTGTCCAGCTGAACATCGGCGCGGCCAGCTACTGGATGTATGCCGGTGCGCAGAAGATCTACGCGGCGACGATCACAAACGGCGTCGCGGTGCATACAAACCTGACGCGCCAGACAGCCGGCGCCGACGTGAACTATGCCGGCAAGCCCAACGCCTGGACCAGCACCCTGCTCTCGGGGATCCCGATCCTGAACCCGGGCAACGATGTCGACCCGCCGCAGCAGTGGAACCAGGATCCAGCCAGCCGGTGCAAGGTGCTCGACAACTGGCCGGCAAACACGGTCTGCAAGTCGATGCGCACATATCGCAACTTCTTGATCGCGCTGAACGTGACCAAGAGCGGGCAGAATTTCCCGTTCATGGTCAAGTGGTCGAACCCCGCTGACCCTGGCGGCGTGCCGACGACGTGGGACATATCGAACCAAGACGCCGAGGCCGGCGAAACAGATTTGGCCGAAGGCGGCGACCGAATCGTAGACGGCCTGCAGCTGCGCGACAGCTTCATGATCTACAAGGAACAGTCGGTTTGGCGCATGGACTTCACCGGTGGCCCGTTCGTGTTCAGCTTCCGCAAGGTGCTGGGCGTGTCGGGCGCGATGAACCGCAACTGCATCGTGGAGCTCGACGGCGTTCACTTCGTGCTGGCCGGCTCGGACGTCGTCGTGCACGATGGCCAGTCGGCCACGCCCGTTCTCGATGACGTCGCGCGCGAGGCGCTGTTCCAGGACATGGACACCGATTACAACGACCGGTCGTTCGTGTTCAAGAACCCGTTCCTGAACGAAGTTTTTGTCTGCTACACCAGCATCGGAACGACCGCGCCGAACAAGGCGCTGGTCTGGAATTACAAGGACCGCACTGTCACCTACCGCGACATCCCGGACCTGAACCATGCCAGCTACGGCAAGGTCAACGATTCGCTGGGTGACTCGTGGGCAGCCGACCCTGACACCTGGGAAAGTGACATCACGAAGTGGAACCAGCCCGACAACGTGCCGAACCTGGCGCGCGTGTTGATGGCATCTGCTGACCCGGACCTGCTGCTGCTCGATTCAGCAGCCACCTTCAACGGCAAACCGATCGAATCGTATCTTGAGCGGCGAGGCTTGAGCTTTGACGGTGACGGGCTGACGAAACGAATCATGAGCATCCGACCGCGCATCACCGGCACGCCGGGCGGCACAGTGATCATCAAGGTGGGCGGCCACATGACAGACCCGTCAGCGGATCCGGAATGGACGGCTGAGATCGAGTTCGTCATCGGTGAAGACATTGCGGCCGACTGCATTGTGGATTGGCGCTACCCAGCGATCCGGTTCGAAGCTGGCACGGCGACGGCCTGGCGTCTCGACTCGTTCGACTATCACGTTCAACCTGGGAGCAAGTGGTGAAATCAACGAAAGGCGCAATCGTCGGGTACAAGCCTGAGCCGCCGCCGACTGATCTCCCGCCGTCGGCACAGCGGTATCTCGATACGGAGCTGCACCGCATCGCGAACATCATGCAGGCGCTGCTCAGCCCCGCCCTGCCGAACATGATCCGGCTGTCGCCGATGGCGGCGCCACCCACAGACCCGGTAGACGGGCTGCTGGTCTACACGGACGGGATCACATGGGACCCTGGCAGCGGCCAGGGCTACTACTTCTGGAATGGCGTCGCTTGGGCGCCGCTCGGCTGATTCCGGCCATCACAAGAAAGGCAACACCATGGGTTTTCTCAAAGACCTCGTAGGCGTCGCGGCGCCAATCGCCGGCGGCATTTTCGGCGGTCCAGTCGGCAGTGCAATCGGCGGCGCGCTGGGTGGCGCCATCAGCGGCAGTGGTCAGCCGAACTCGCAAACTTCTACCGTGCAGCAGCAGATGGATCCGCGCTTCTCGCAGATGCTGTTCGGGAACGGCGGCGATAACAAAGGGCTGCTGTCGCAGTACCAGGGCATGCTCAACACCCCGCGCTCGAATGCTGCGCTCCAGTTTGCCAATGCCAATGGCGACTACCTGGGCGGCGCCGGAGCCGACATGAACGCCTCGCGCGACGCCGCGTACAAGGCCATGCAGGGCAACCAGGCGCCGACGATGCAGGCGGCGCAGGCCAATGCCGGCGCGCCGGCAAACATGGCGCAGGCGAGCGTACCCGCGTATGCCGTGGGCAACATGGTCCAGGCGCCGGCACAAAACAACCTCGACCTGACCGGATCGTACGACAGCCTGATCAACGGCCCGGCCGGCGCCAACCAGTTCCTCACCGGCGCCATCCAGAAAGGCATCAACCAGTCGTCCAACGCGTTCGGCAATATGCTGACAGATGCGTCGTCGGCCACGAAGGACCTGCTCGGAAACGTGCGCGGCGGCGCGATCGCCTCGGGCCAGTACGGTGGCTCACGCCAAGGTCTGGCGGAAGGCAAGGCGATCGACTCGTTCAACACGAACATCTCGCGCGCGGCGGCACAGTTCGGCCAGAACAACACCGATGCAGCAGTATCGGCGCAGGCTGGCGCGTACGATGCCGACCGCAACCGACAGCTGGCGGCCACGCAGGGGCTGGGCGCGCAGCAATACAGCGTCGCGCAGCAGAATGCGGCCACCAAGAATCAGGCCGAGTTCATGAACGTTGGCAACACGGTGGACGTCAGCAAGTCAAATGCCGCCCTGGCTCAGCAGAACAACCAGTTCAATGCCAGCCAAGGCCAGAACAACAGCCAGTTCAACGCAGGCCTGCAGCAGCAAGGAGGCCTTGCCAACCAGCAATCGCAGCTCTCCACCAACGCGCAGAACAACGGCAATAACCTCGCCGGCGCCGGTCTGCTATCGGGCTTGCTGGGTAATGCATCGGGCCAGGTCAACTACAACGACGGCTACGCGCTGAACCAGGCGCAGGGCGTAAATGGCCTGCTGGCGCCGTACTTGGGCGGCCAGCGCAGCGGCACGTCGAGCCAGACGGACCCGCTGTACAGCAGCACGGTCGGAAACGCGATCGGCGGCGCCGGCATGGGCGCGCAGCTGGGCAACCTGTTCGGCGGCAGCGGTTCATCGGGCGGCCTGGCCGACTTGTTCGGCATAGGTAAATCTGGCGGTGGCCTGTTCGGTTCCGGCTCATATTTTTAAGGAGACACCATGTTCGAAAAGCTGTTCGGAGGCGACCCGCAGTCGCAAGGCTCGCTCGCGGCGATCGCGCAAATTCTCCAGGCCTCCGGGCCTTCGCGCACGCCGCGCGGGCTGTACCAGATTCTCGGCAGCGGCATGGCCGCTGGCCAGGAAGCGACGCAGCAAGCGCAGCAGCTGAGCCAGCAGTCGCAATTGCGTGGCCTGCAGATTCAGGAAGCGCAGAGTGAGATGCAGACAAAAGAAGCGCAGCGCAAACGCGCGCAAGAGTTCCTGGATTTCCAGACTGCCTACGGCAAGTCGCGCGGGGGCCAACAACAGGCCATGCCCATGCCTTCCCCACAATCTGCCGAGTCTGTATTTCGAAGCCTGCTCGGGGGCGCTGACATGCCAACGGCAGGTGGAATGTCGCCACAGCAGCCTGCCATGGGCGATGCAGCGCCTGCGCAAGCTGGCGTGCCAAGTGGTGCAGGCGGCAGCCGCAACGCACTGGTGCAAGAGCGCCTGCAATACGCTCAAGCCTTGCGCGACCGCGGATTCTCGGCCGAGGCCAACGCGGCAGAGGATCAAGCTCTCAAGCTGCAGCCGAAAGTCAAAAGCTTGGAGAAAGTTATGCAGGACGGCAAGGCGATGTTCGCGCCATTCTTCGAAGATGGAACCTACGGCAACCCGGTCCCACTCGAGGTGGCTGAAAAGCTGGTGGCAATCGACCGCGGCGGCAGTACCGATCTGACCAACTCGTACACCGGAGCAACGGTGCGCTCCATGAAGAACAGCTTGTCGCCGGCAGCGGCTGCAGCAAATGCCCTCGGGTATGCGAACCTCAATCTTTCGCGCGACCGGCTGAACTTCGACAAGCAGTACAAGACCGCAGCCGAAGAGCGCGCCGAAAAAGAATTTAAGCTCAAGCAGCAGATTGGCAAGGCGCCGACCGAGTTCCAGGGCAAGTCAGCCGCGTTCGGCCTGCGAGCCACCGAGGCAGACAAAATCCTGGGGGAACTGAAATACGACCCTGCTGCTATCAACTCGAAAGCAAGTGTCGCAAGCTGGCCACTGGTTGGTGGCGCACTTGGCGCGGCTACAAATAAGTTTGGGCTGAGTGATGATGACCAAAAGGCCGAGCAGGCCCAGCGCGACTTCATCAACGCTGTGCTGCGCCAGGAGTCTGGCGCGGCCATTGCCGACAGTGAGTTTGATAACGCTCGAAAGCAGTATTTCCCCCAGCCGGGCGACGGCGCTGGCGTGATCGCTCAGAAAGCGCGCGCGCGCCAGCTTTCGATCCAGGGGCTGCAAAGTAACGCCGGCCGCGCTGCGATGACGGCACCAGCAGCACCGGCCGCATCCGGCGGCTGGTCAATCCGAAAGGTTCAATGATGGCGAAATACCAGATCACCGGGCCCGACGGCAAAGCATTCGAGGTGACCGCGCCCGACGGCGCCAGTGAGCAGGATGTGCTGGCATACGCGCAGCGCAGCTTCAAGATGGCTGCTGCCCCGAAGCCGACCAAGCCGTTCGGCCAGGACCTGGGCGACGCAATCGCTGACGTGCCGCGCCAGGGCGGGCTGGCCGCGCGCTACTTGGCGGAGGGCATGGGCGATACGTTCGACACCTTCGTCGGCAACCCGCTGCGCACGCTGGCCGCGCCCGTGCTGGGCAACAAGCCAACCGCGCGCACTGGCGCCGCGCTGGCTGATGCCGTCGGCCTGCCGCAGCCGCGCACGTCGACCGAGCGCATTGTCGGTGATGCGTCGCGCCTGGTCGCCGGCGGTGCCGGCATGCTGGGCACAGCTGGCAAGGCCGCGCAGGGCCTGACCGGCACCGCGCAAGCAGCCGCGCGCATGCTGGCAGCCAACCCGGCGCAGCAACTGGCATCAGCGGGCGCTGCTGGCCTGGCCGGCGGCTATACGCGCGAGACTGGCGGCGGCGACGCTGCGCAGCTCGTGGCATCGCTGGCGGCTGGTGTTGCAGCTCCGATGGCAATGGGCAGCGTGCAGCGCGCGGCCGGCGCCGTGGCGCGCCGCATGCAGCCGGCGGCACCGACCGGCCAGCAGGCGCAGCAGATCAACATCACGATCAACAACGCGCTGCAGGGCTCAGGCGTCACGCTCGACCAGCTGCCGGCACAGGTGGCGCAGAGCATCCGCAACGATGTGGCCGCGGCTTTCCGCACGAGCGACCAGGTGTCGCCCGACGCGGTGCGGCGCCTGGCCGACTACCGCATGACTGGGCTGACGCCGACGGCCGCCGGCCTGACGCTGGATCCGGCCGTGGTCACGCAGCAGAAGAACCTGGCCAAGCTGGGCATCAACAGCAAGGACAGCACCGCGCAGTTCCTGGGCCAGACCGAGAACCGCAACAACCAGCTGCTCAAACAGGGGCTGAACAACCTGGGCGCCGGCGCGGCCGACGACGCCTACGCCGGCGGCGAACGGATCATCGGCGCACTGGAACGCCGGGACGAACGTGCCCGCGACGTGATCGGCAAGCTGTACGACCGCGCGCGGGACTCCGGTGGGCGCAGCGCGGCACTGGACCATGTCACCTTCACCAACCGCGCGGGCGACCTGCTGAACGAGGCGAACGTCGAGTCATTCCTCACTCCAGACATCCGCAATAAGCTGAACGATTTTGCCACCGCCAAAACCCCGCTGACGGTCGAGATCGCCGAGCAGTTCAAATCGAACATTGGCCGGCTGCAGCGCTCGAGCATTGACGGCAATGTCCGGTTCGCTCTCGGCGCGGTGCGGCAGGCACTGGACGAGACGCCGCTGGTCGGGCGCGGCGCGGCGCCGGCGGCTGGCGGCAGCCAGCTGGCTCTTCCGGGGCCGCAGGATCTGGGGCAAGACTCGATCAACGCGTTCAACCGCGCGCGCCGCGTCAACCGCATGTACATGGGGCTCGTGGAGCGCACGCCAGCGCTGCAGGCTGTGCGCGACGGCGTAGAGCCTGACAAGTTCGTCCAGGACTTCATCGTCGGCACCGGAAAAAAGGCCGACTTTATGAACGTGGCACAGCTCAAGAGCTCGATCAAGGCGAACCCAGTGGCGATGAATGCCGTGCGTGAGCAGATCCTGGGGCACCTGAAATCGAAGGCGCTGAACGGCCAGGCAGACGAGGTCGGCAACTTTGCCGGCGCCACGTACGTGAAGGCGCTGGACGCGATCGGAGAACGCAAGCTGCGCCTGTTCTTCCAGCCCGAGGAAATCCAGCAGATGAAGGCGATCGGCCGCGTGTCGCGCTATGAGCAGTTCCAGCCTCCAGGCCATGCCGTGAACAACTCGAACACAGCCGGTGCGCTGGGCGGAATCGCCGAACGGTTCTTGAGCCAGTCGGTGCTGTCGAAGATCCCATTCGGCCAGGCTGCGATTGGCGACCCGCTGCAGAACATCAAGGTGGGTGTGCAATCCGGCCGCGCGCTGGACGTGCCGCGCACGCTCGCCGGGCCGCGCCAACAGGTGCCGGCCAGCCAGCGAGGGCTGATGCTCTCGCCGGCGGCATTTATGGACTTAGAAACGGAGGAGGAACGGCAGCGCCGGCTACTTGCGCCGGGACGCTAACCACGCATTGATGACGAAAGCGAGCGCTGCGCCCAGCTGGATTGGATCGTAGGACATTTGCACCCCTTGTAGTTTCACGAATTATAGGCCACCCGAGAGGTGGCCTTTTCTATTTCCGAAAGGTCTTTATGACCCCCGCCCACCCGCCTTCTGGCGGCTTTGACTACGACACCTTGCTGAGCTGGGCATTGCTGATTGCCATCTCCTTCTGGGGAGGCTGGGCCAGCTTCGTGCGCAAGATGCGCGAGGGCCACGCGCGCGCCTGGAACCTGACCGAACTGGTCGGCGAGCTGTGCGTCTCCGGCTTCACCGGGATCATCACCGCCCACCTGTGCGACGCGGCCGGCGCTTCGTCCCCGATGAAATACGCCCTGGTCGGCATCGCCGCCCACATGGGTTCGCGCGCCCTGTTCAAGTTCGAGGCGCTGATGAACTCGAAGCTGAACCTCCCCGCCGACCCACCACAAAAAGAGGAATAACCATGCCCCCTGCTGCATTCATCAATCTGCTGCTGCCAGCCGCCCAAGCGTGCCAGCGCGCCACCGGCATCCCTACCTCGTTCACGCTGGCGCAGGCCGCGCTCGAGTCCGGATGGGGCGCACGCGCGCCTGGCAACAACCTGTTCGGCGTGAAGGCCGATCGTTCGTGGAAGGGCAAGACCGTCG